CTGTTGGCAGAAATGGAAAATAAGAACATGATCAACGAAGATTATCTAAATTCAATTAGTGATATTTATCATAATATTAACATTGAGATAAAGAAAAATTTGCAAAATCAAAAGTAATTGTTTATATTTGCCAAACCTAACTGCAAGTGGGATGTAAAATAATTACTCGAAAAGCCCTTTATTAAACGTCTTGCAGCGTTTTTTAGAGGGTTTTTTATTAACGGTCAATTTGCAACCATATAGCAAATACAAATTATGAATGTAAAAACAATTTATTGTTGTGATGACGTAAGTCATAAAACAGAACTATTAGCTTATGCTAATCAATCAAACCAAATTTATATTGAAGTATATTTACCAGATGATGATTCTGGTTACTATTCTCAAAGTATTGTTTTGGATAAAAAAACTGCCATAAGATTGGTTAAAGATCTTAAAAGACAAATAGCTTACATTAATGAAAGTGAGGTTGGAAATGTCTAAATTAGGTTATACTTGGTATCCTAAAGATTGGGGTAATTCTGAAAGTGTGTTTGAATTAAATTTAACAGAACGTGGTTTATACAGAGAATTTATAGACCTTGCTATGTTGAATGATAATACTACTGAAATTAAAAAAGATGTTTGGATTCGTAAATTTTGTGTATCAAAAGAAGATTTAGACTTTATTTTATGTAAATTAATTACCCTAAATTTAGTAGAAATTATAGATAATATTTTATTTATACCAAGCTGCGAAAGCCGTTTAAAATTGGTACGTGGAGGTAGTAATGGGGGTAAGAAAAGTAAGCCTACCCCGAAGCCTTATAGTAAGCCTACCCCGAAGCCTTTTGGAAGCCTTGACGAAAAAAACACGAAGCCTACCCCGAAGCAAATAGAAAAGAAAGAGAAAGGAAAAGAAATAGAAAGTAAAATAAAATTAATAGATATTTATTTTGAAGATTTTAAAAATTCATCCTACCTTGAAGATATTTGCAATAGGCAAAAAGTAACCAAAGAACAAGTGTTAAATAAGTTAGAAGATTTTAAATTAAAAATGAATTTAGAATATCCTGACTACATATCTTTTTGCACTCATTTTAAAAATTGGTTTTCTAAACTTGGAATAGTTGGAGAAAAGAAAGAATATTTACTAACTTCGCCACAAGGTAAACATAAGTTTTTATTTACAGAAGACGAACTAAAGGATAAAAAGCTAACTGGTTACTGGAAGGAGCAACATGAATTATGATAGTAATTAACCCAATAGACAAAAAAGAATATACCATCGAGGTTACTAAAAACGGTGAAAACCAAATGACCTGCCCTGAATGTTCACCTAATCGCAAAAAGAAAACGTTAAAATGTTTTAGCTTTAACCTTAATAAAAATGCTGGTAGGTGTAACCATTGCGGAGTTGTATTGGTAGCCAAAGAAGATAAGCCAATAGAAGTTAAAACCGAATACAAAAAGCCAATTTGGAAGAATAAAACTGAATTATCAAATAATGCCGTTAAATGGTTTGAAAGTAGAAAGATCACACAAAGTATATTAAATGAATTTAAAGTTACTGAGGGGGTTGAATGGATGCCACAAACGCAAAACTCAGTTAACACCATACAGTTTAATTACTTTAAGTTTGGTGAGCTGGTAAATGTTAAATATCGTGATGGTGCTAAAAACTTTAAACTATTCAAAGATGGTGAAATGATATTTTACAACCTAGATGCCACAATTAACAATAATGTTATAATAATTGTTGAAGGCGAAATGGACGTTTTAGCAATGGCTCAAAGTGGTTTTAAAAACGTTATATCAGTTCCAAACGGATGCAACGATAAAGGCAAAATTAACATGGACTACCTAGATAATTGTATAGATTATTTTGTAGAGGATTGTAAATTCTTATTAGCCTTAGACAATGACAAAGTAGGTAACCGATTAAAGGATGAATTAGCCAGACGTTTAGGTTACGAAAATTGCAGTACCATAACCTTTAAAGATTGTAAAGATGCCAACGATTGTCTAATTAAATACGGAATTATTGGTGTAACTGAATCTATTGAAGCTGCAAAAGAATATCCGATTGAGGGGGTTTTTAATGCTATTGATATTCAAGACTCAATATGGGATTATTACAACAATGGTTTACCAAGTGGCTTTGGTATTGGGATGCATGAGTTTGATATGTTTTTAAAGTTTCAGCCGGGTTATCTAACTGTTATAACGGGCATCCCTGGTCATGGTAAAAGTGAGTTTTTAGACTTTTTAATGTGCCGTCTTAACATTTCACATGATTGGAAGTTTGCTTTATATTCACCAGAAAACCACCCATTGCAATTACATTTTAGTAAGTTAGCTGAAAAGGTTATAGGCAAACCATTTGACGGGCAAAATAGAATGTCACCTTTAGATCTTACAACTACAATAGAATATTTAAAAGACGTTTTTTACTTTGTTAATCCTGCAGAAAACTTTACACTTGAAAATATTTTAACAGCCGTTAAAAGTCTAGTCCGTAAAAAAGGAGTTAAGGCTTTTGTTATTGATGCTTGGAATAAATTAGAACACAATTACAGTACAAACGAAACTAAATACATTAGTGAACAATTAGATAAAATAGTTACATTTTGTGAAAAGAATAGCGTACATTGTTTTTTAGTTGCTCACCCTACTAAGATACAAAAAGACAAAGCAAGTGGTAAATTTGAGATACCAAACCTTTATTCGATAAGCGGCTCTGCTAACTTTTATAATAAGGCGGCAAATGGAATAACAGTTTACAGGGATTATGAAAACTTTACTACTGAGGTTTATATCCAAAAGGTTAAATTTAAACATTGGGGACAAACAGGATGCTGCCAATTAGCTTGGGATAAAACAAACGGTAGATACTACAAAGGTATGCCAAATAATGATAGTTGGATTCAATCTAATAAACCAAAAGAACTTCAACAAAATGATAACTTTTTAACAAGCCCACTTGATATAATTACAAACAACGGTAAAAACGAAATAGATCCATTTTAGATATGACCCAACAATTAGCACACCAAATAATTAAAAACTACCTTAAAACACATAGCCTGCCAACTAAAGACTGTGATATTTGGGTAGGGGATGTTAAATATACTTGGTTACAATTAATTAAAATAACTTATAATATAAAATAAAAACCTAAATTTACAACATGAAAAAAACAATTTTAATACTTTCGACAGCCTTATTAATATCTTGTAATAAGAGCAAAACACAACCAACACCTGCACCTCAGCCATCACCACAAGTTGTTAACGTGCCAACAAATACAGTTACTAGTAATACTATTACTTTTAACTTTGACCCCTCGTCAATAGGTTATTTGTATATAAATTGGCATTATAAACCAATGGCATATACTCCAGATTCAGTATATCAAACTTATAGTTCAATTACAATTACTAGAGTGTTAACAACCGATTCTATAAGATACAGGTTCTTTTCTAATTCATGCTCAACTTGCGGCTCAGACCCTAGTAACTTAAAAATATACAAAAACGGATTGTTGTTAAATTCTTTTAATAATGACTATGGTAGTAATTTTAGATATATTAGTTTAAAATAATTATTTGTAAGTTAAAATAAAGTAGTATATTTGAAACCGATGACGCATAAGCAAGTAATCGAGGTTATAATATCTAACGACAGTTTTTTGAAATACTGCCACAAATTAGCGTCACCACGTACTCACATAGCAGAAGACTTATACCAAGAAACTATCCTAGCTATTTGTGAAACTAAAGATGACCGTTTTGTTAAGGCATACAATGACGGTTACCTTAGCCCATTTGTAATTAAAACAATTAGGAATATTTGGTTAAAGCGAAACACTTTTAAACAACATACAGATGGCTCAACTTCACCTTTAATGGAATACGCTAATACCTTACAAAACATAGATGCTTTTGATTTTGATAGGACCTACATCAACCAAATATCTAAAGATTATGACCCGACAGCGGATATAGTTTTTGAAGCTGCAAAGAAAATAATAGCTAAAGATAGCGATAGCGATAGAATGGAAATAAGATACCGAGCGAGGGTTTATAACCATTCTAACAATAACATTGCAGGCTTTGAAGCTATTAAATCATTTAAAAACGCTGGCAGGTTTTCGCAATACATTGGAATAAAAAGATGTGCTATTTATAAAAGTTGTAGGGAATACCAAGAGATTTTAAAAAGTAAACTAAAATATATTATCAATGGTTAATTATTTAATAACAGGAAATATATATGGAGAAGAAATAGAAATCTATCCTTATGAAACAGAAAAAATGTTAGCATTTGATTTATTTTTAGATTTTCATATGATTTCTAAAATGTATAAAGAAGATATAAAGGTTTTTAAAAGTGGAAATAAAGACCCTAAATATAATTGGAATTATACAATGACTAACTTAACACCACGTGAACACTATTCTTTTTGGTAATGATTAACTACTTATACATAGCCCTCTTTGCGTTTTGGTTTGCTGAACTTTCAACAATACCACAACGTATTTTAATAGCAACGGGATTTAAAAACCTTTACCCATTTAGTTGCGTAAAGTGTTTATCTTTTTGGATGGCTCTAATTTACTCTTATAACGAACCATTTTGTATAATTATAGCAGGGGTTACTTCGTTATTAGCAATGACTATTTGTTTAATATTTAATAGATTAAGATGACCAGAGACGAAGCAATGGATGTGTTAGTTAAACACTCTCAGTTTTTTGAGATATATGCTAAAGAACTATTTATACCACGTGGATGCGAGGGTATTATGGCAGAAATAATAGCAGCTTACAAAGTAATTAATAACGGTTACGTTTGCTCATCATGTGGAAACGAATTGATAATTGATGCTAACAGATACCGTTTACATAGAATGAAAGAACTTAATTTAAAACACCATACGTTTGATGAAAATACTCCTAATCCATAGTTTTAACATTAAAGACAATAAGCCAGAGTTTAACGCTGTGTCTTATTATCGCATGAATAAACCTCATGAAGTTTTAGCACGTTTAAACCCAGACTTTGAAATTGTGCATTCTAAACCTAATGACATTTATCCTGATGACTTTCTGCAAACTATTGACTTAGTTTTGTTTTGTCGTGAAATAGATAATAGCAACGGAATTATAGAAGCCCTTAATAAGTTAGGCATTCGTTTTGGTTTAGATCTTGATGACTATTGGATTTTGCCTGAAGACCATTTGTTATACGAACATTATAAAGAAACTAATAAACCACAATTAATAATAGATTCAATTAAGGCTGCTCACTTTGTTATTTGCACAACTGAAATATTAGCCGGTAAGATTAAAGAACACAATAAAGAAGTTTATGTTATTGAAAACGGTATTGATACGGATGACAGCGTATGGCAAAATAACCACATTAATTCTAAACGTATTAGATACGGCTTTACGCAAGGCACAACTCACATACCCGACGTTATGTCTATTCATAAAGACGTGCAAACTGCTTTATACGATGCAGACTTTAACCGTAATTGTCAAGTAATACTTACAGGTTGGAACGCTATTAAAAGTGAAGAGTCGGTTTATATTGGTTACGAACGTATGTTAACTGATAACCTTAAAACACTATTGCCGGTTGAACGTGAGTATTGTTTGCGATTGGTTAAATATAAGTTCCCTAGTGGTATTAGTAAACCATACCGTAGAGTTGGTGCTTTGCCGGTATATGAATTTGCAAAGGTTTACGATGAAATGGATATTTTAGTTGCGCCTTTAATAGATAATGATTTTAATAATTGTAAGTCTGAGTTAAAAATGATTGAGGCAGGTCATAAAGGATGTGCATTTATGGGGCATAATGTTAATCCTTACAGTTCTTTAATGACTAAAAAGAATAGCTTTGATTTGACTTGGGGAAACTTTTACGAGTGGTCTAAATATATTTTAAGTAATCCTAACTTAGTAAAAGATACGGCTGCACAATTAACTTTAGATACTAAAAAATATTCATTAAATTTGCTAACTGATAAACGTAAAGAACTTTATGAGCGATTCAAATAAACTCTACCACTATTACCACATATATGCAGACGGTCAATGGTTAGAACCAGTTAGCGAACATATTAAAGCCCTACGCAAATGGGGGCTTATTGATAACTTAGCAGCGTTCCGTATTGGAATAGTTGGCGCAGACCATAACCGTACTGCCGTTATTCAATACCTAATCAATGAGCGTATTAATTTTGATGTGATAGCAACAGCCGATACAGGCTGGGAACAGGTTACTCAAATACCAATGTATGAATTTGCACATTCGAATGATGGCTATGTTTTATATGCTCACTCTAAAGGATCATCACGTCCTGAACAACCTAATCAATCATGGCGAAGGTCAATGACTTATTACAATGTTGGGCAATGGCAAACGGCAGTACAAAAACTAAATGAGGGCTTTGATGCAGTTGGTCAACATTGGATGCGACCATCTCATCATTCAGTTGAACACCGAGGCTCACCATTCTTTGGTGGTACATTTTGGTGGACTTCATTAGCTCACGTTCGTAAAATGTTAGCACCGCCTGTATTTAACAGACACGATGCTGAAGGATGGATTGGTTACGTTAACGGCGAAGATATGAAGTGCTTTGACTTTACTGGTCATATTTCTGCACATCCGTGTTATTCGATGTGGACAATAGAAACTCAACAATGGATATACGAATGAAACTAAATATATTTACACCTTTATTCCGTAGCGGAATGATTAAGAAAGTAGCCGATTCAATACCCGATTATGAAGATATTAATTGGATTGTTGTTATAGCCAAACATAGAGAGATACTTATTAAAGAATGCCAAGCATATAATATTCCATACTTAACAGTTGATTGTATTGATGACCTTAGCGGTGTGGGTAAAAAAGTTAACAAAGCCTTAGACAATTTACAAGACGGTTTCTTTTTTGGTTTAGATGACGATACCACATTCAATCATAACACTTATGATATTTTTAAACGTTACCAAAACGATTATGATATGATTGTTGGGCAACAAAGATTGTTAGACGGTTCTATTAGAATAGCACAAAAGCCAACGCATTGCTATACAGATGGAGCGCAAGGATTAATAAGAACTACCTTAATAGATGGTTTACGCTTTGGATGCTTTACGACTGATCCCGTAGCAGACTGTAACTTTTTATTAAATTGTTGGGATAAGTCAAATAAAAACCTTATCTTAGATGAAGTAATTAGTAACTATAACTTTTTAAGAT